TCATGATGCAGAAAAACGATGCTGTAAATAGTCCCTTTTTAGTCCCATGCATTTTTTTGAGATCCCAGCCAAAGGATGTTGTAGTCGGTGTTCCGCTGGGGTCGGATTGTTCAGAGATTCATGCAGATGTTCACAGTTATATTTCAGCTCCACCGACTTAATCATGGCCATGATCTGATGCTCAGTAAAAGAGGCTTTACGCATGGCGATCTCCTTCGTTGACAGAATGAGTATGCCGGAAGATCTCTAAAAGTGAATGGCACCATTATGTGGGATAGTTACATCAGAATCGATTACAACCTTGCATGAGAGAGGGGACTTTTGGCCGGATTGGTGACGACAAAAAATGACACCATTAAATGGTTGCTTTAGTGTCATTTTTTGACTCTATAATTATATGAACAAACGATACCAAAAAACGCTGTCAGATGTGTTCGCCCGGCTGGTTAACGGTTCGATAAAATGAAGTGATATTGAATCTCTTTTTATCGCTCTTGGTGCGGAGGTCCACGGATGGGAGGGTTTAAGGATTGCGGTACTGCTGAAAGGGCAAAAGAAAATCTTTCACAGGCTACACCCCAGACCTACCACTGACAAGGGGGCGGTTGACAGAGAAGTATTCCCCATCATCGGGTAATAAACCCCATCAAATGACCCGCTCATGCAGCGGGTTTTTTATGCCCGCCACCAGACCGCACAGAACGCACTGAGCAACACGCACAGGCGCAGGCTGCGCCGCACCAACCCGCAACAGGATCAAGACCTCACCGCCACGCTGACGGCTTCACAGCACTGACAAAATAATGTATTCATTTACCAAAACGGCGCTACACCGCAACCGCCTGCGAGTTTTGCATCATAAAAACTTTTCAGTTCTGGTTTTATACAAACCGCCACGCCAGCCAGCGCCGCTGCTGGCTTTCTGCCGGAGTTCGCCAACTGAAAAAAGTGAAAAGAAATTCAGTCTTTTTCAGTTTCAGGGATCGGCAGAGGATCTAATGGGAGGAATAAGTGATTAAAATATATGAATATTTTGTAAATTGTGTCAGTTGATTGGATCTTGCGTGGATCTCCAATGGCAAAAGCATGCGATGTGAAAAGCCAGAAAGGGCGCTGCTTCCGAGCGTTACAGGCCATAGGCTATAACTGAAAAATTATGGTTTATCGCAAGAGGAGTGCAGGTAATGTAATGAGTATTTTCTGAGCAGTTTTATTAATAAATTGAGAGAACTGGAAATGTTCAATATTTAACCGAACAATAAATAGACACCATATCTGACAGCATGCTAAAAAATTAATTCATTAAATTACTGGCTTTGGCGAGGGAGATTGTATGGTTAAAAAATTTAGTGACCAGATTGATAAACTCAAAAAAACTTAGAAGAAATTTCTGAGACTAAAGAGATTTCTTTCAGTGAGCTTTTTAATAGTGAGTTTTTAGCTGAATATTCTTCATTCACTTCGCTTGAGGATATGTTTCTAAAATCAGGATTCAATGTTCAGACAAAAGAAGATTTTGCTGTCATACCATGATCAGACATGGGAGGATTTCATAACGCAAAACACTACTTACAGTAGCTGGAAGGACATGCAGGTAGATGCTGGTAAAAAGCACCTTCAAAAAATGCTTCATAAGGGCATGTAAGGTTTGATGCGACCAACTTCAGCAATCCAAATTGACACTACCCAACTAGCGTATTGGTTTTCCTGGGGGGACAAAAAGGGGACAGCGCATCAGTGAAAACAAAAAGGCCGCTTCAAATAAGCGGGCTAATTATATGATTTTACTACTAAAATTTGGTGGCCCCTGCTGGGTTTGAACCAGCGACCAAGCGATTATGAGAACCATAGACCTCAAGCGATAATCAATGGGTTAGCTAAAAATCAGTGAGTTAGCAAACCAATATCCACCAATATAACCCAATATTCTTAGGTTGTAGCGACACTTTTGCGACACTTTAATGGGTTCAGTCGCAATGCCTCTTCAAGGTGGTTAGGGGCAAAGTGCGCATACCTCATAGTCATCTTAATATCGGTGTGTCCGAGGATTTTTTGCAGTACTAAAATATTTCCACCATTCATCATGAAATGGCTTGCAAAGGTGTGCCGCAAAACATGAGTTAACTGTCCTGCGGGTAAGTCTATGCCTGCACGTTCAAGTGCGGAGCGAAATGCATAATAGCAAGGTGAAAACAAATTCCCGTTTTTCTTCGGCAGTTCGTCAGTCAATTCGGAATCAATAGGAATGCTGCGATTGCGTTTACCTTTGGTTTTTATAAAGGTGATCTTTCCTGCTGATACTTGGCTGCGTTTCAGGCTTTCAGCCTCACCCCAACGTGCACCAGTAGCTAGACACACTTTCGCGATTATTTCTAAATCCTTGGCGCTACTGTTTCGGCATTCAGCTAAAAGCAAGTCAATTTGTTCCTCAGTTAAATAAGCCATTTCACTTTCATCAGTGCGAAATTGGCGGACGTTCTCCAATGGGTTGGGGGCTGACCATTCTCCGAGCCGTTTTAATTCATTTAAGACCGCTAAAAAATAGGCGTGCTCAAGATTCATTGTTCGTGGTGAAACTTGGCTGATACGCTTAGTGCGAGCAAATTGGCCGTCTAACCTCTTAGCTCGATAAGCAGTGAACAACTGCGCGGTAAACTCAGTTGCTAATGGGTGCCCCATACATTCAGCTGCCCATAACATTGAGCTTTTCCGTTTCTCGCCATCTCGCAGGGTTATGCCGTGTCGTTCAAACCAAAGATGCACTAAGTCAGTTAACTTACGCCGTTCCTTGGTTTCACCGAGCCAAGGGCTGTCGTCAATTTTTTGCAAGGTATAATTTTCGAAAGCAAGCGCTTCCCCCTTAGTTGCAAACTTTTTACGGACGCGCTTGCCTTCTTTACCGTTGCTCCGATCGACAGTATAAAAATCGGCTATCCACTGCCCATCGGATTGCTTGCGAACTGGCATAAATTAACCATTCAGAATTCGTTGTTTTTGAACTTGGAATTCTTCATCTGTAAGAATTCCATCTTCTTTCATTTCGGCAAGGCGTTCGATCTTCGCCATTTGTTCATCAAACGATAGTGATGTTTTGGGTTGTTGCTGTTCTGGTTTTTTTGATTGGTTCTGATTATTGCGAGTCTCGTTCACTAAGTTAGTGAAAGGAATTACTGAATCCTTCATAACATTTTTGATGGTGTAATTCTGGCCGCTAGTTGAAATCATGATTTCACCCAGCAGTAAGCCGGTTTTACCACCAACACTCACGATGTTGTTCAAGTTGATGTCTACTTGTTTTACTCCGTAAAGCATTCCTTTATCTAGAAAAATCACACGTTTATTAGTCAGAGTAATTAACCAAGTGTTGTTATTCATCATTCCACTGGCAATAGCTAAAGGGGTTTCACCAAATCCAAGTATCTCAGGTAGGTGATAGAACTCTTTTTTTGTCCCAAAAGGTGCATCTGAAACAACAGAAGCAAGCCTTTTCATTTCTTGCTTTAAATCTTCTTTGGATGCTGTTTTGTAGTCTATCATTTTAATATTCGTTATTATTTTATTGTAAGTGCAACGCGTCCCAACACGTTTATGTCTTCTATAGAGCAATCAAAAGCCATTCCCACGCCACTAACTCGAACCTTCTTAACAGGTATTCGGGTTAATGTTCTAACGCTGACTTTCCCTTCAATTTCAACCAACCAATCATCGTCATAGATTTCAGAGTAATGGCGGTCGACTATGTACTGTGTGAATGAATCAATTACACATATCGCATCTTGAGGAATCGGTTTGCCGGGCAGAAATGACACTTTATCCAGTAGATAAAATCCGGCTTCATACATTTGGCCGTCTACGATTTTGCTGCGTGGCAACTTCAGAACGTCCAATTCTTCGTCGTTAAACTTCTTTCCATTACCTGTAGACAGCCACTCAAGACCTGCTCCTGTCTCCGCGACACATCTGATCACCATGTCCGCAGGGAAAATACCCCTCTTGAACCTGGCTGACAGGCTACTAGCAGCCATTTGAAAGTGATCAGCTAGCTGCAACTTCGAGGTGAATCCGTAAGCCTCAACAATGCGGTCAAGAACCGCGCTGCTGTGCCCTATCTGTTCAAAGGGGAATTTACTCATTTGATTATGATCGTTCGCCTAGGTCGAAATTTATGTTGAAATTTCGATTTAGTCGAATTAGAGTCACTCCGTGTTGTATATTAAAGCGAATATTGGCTGATACTGGTGGGCATTGGCGTGTCCACAAACGAATGGAGTTTGCATTATGCGCCCGAACATTACAATCGTGATTCCTGATCCCTACATCCCTTTGGATGAGTACTGCCGCCGCACTGGCATGTCTAAAAGCACTGCTGAAAACCTAATTTCATACGGAAAGCTGCCAATCAAGCCTAAAGGTGCACAGAAAAAGGGCTTGGTTGAAGTCAATATGGCTGCCCTAACCGTAATGGCATTAAGCGAATGCAACGTTTCGTTTAACGCGTAATTCCAGGTTATCAATTAGTAGAGTGCGAATCATGTACGATTATAAAGTTTCAGTACGAAACCATCTTGATGATGCCTGCCGCCAGTTTTCACTGGCACACAACGTCACAGAGCTGGCTAAAAAAGCAGGAATGCAACCGGCCACACTGCGCAACAAGCTGAATCCAGACCAGTCGCACCAACTGACATTACCTGAACTTCTGGCAATCATCGATCTCACCGAAGACCCAACCATTCTAGATGGTTTTCTGCGGCAGATTAATTGCCAGCCTTCTGTACCGGTCAATAATGCCAGACCTGAAAACATGCAGTTTTGTGCATTAACTGCTGTGGCCAGCGTCGGGGTAATCGCCGGGGAAGCGGTTTCAACGGAAAAGATGACTGTTGCACGCCGCAATCAGATTCTTAACAGAGCCAGTGATGCTATCCGCAGCCTGTCTTTACTCGTCTATTCCGTTGAAAGTCGTTTTCAAATCGTGCCAGTGCTGGCTGCTGCCGTTGATGTGGTAAGCGCCTCCATGCCTGGCATCACTGCGTGAGGTGCATTATGAAAAAAGGGAGTGGTAAAGCTCAGGGGGTCTTTGTTTCTTTTCGTCGTCGGTACTCTGAGTATGGAGTAAAGGCGGTAAAGCCAATCAATCTGGCTGATGGTGCATGTGAGCTGACGTTTTACGTCAGATATTCATATGAAAAGACGAATAAAACTGCGAGGTCATCATGATTGTTTTTGTTCGTCACCTGACCAATCAGGCTAAACCTCCGCAGTTACCAAGTTTTGGTCACGGGTGGATTCAGTTACCAGACGGTCGCCGCTGGAATCCAGCATTAACCCTTAAGAATCATGAGGCAAAGCATGAAGGCAAGCGATAAAAAATGGCTGGGCGTGCTGCGCCAGATGGTTTCTGGTCACAGCACACAGGCATACAGCGTCTGGGAACGGCTTAGCGAACATCAGCGCGGAATCATTCTGCACGCCGCAGGTTTGAAAACGCGTCACTGCCGTTATTCGTGGAGCCAGTTCACTGACCACGAGTTACATCAGATTAAGCGTGGCCTGCAGCGTCTGAAGTGCATGGTTGAAATGTTCAAGGGGCTGGGGCCGCTGGCATTTCAACAGGAAAAGAAACCATCACCTAGCGCGCTACACGCAGCGCGATCAGTCCCTACCGTACCGGGGACACCAGTACATGAACTGATAAAGGCGCGGCAGCAGCTGCGCAAACCCGCTGACAATCGCGCCCACTGAGGAAGTGTTATGAATATCATCACTGTTGAGAAAAAGGGGCTACTTGAAGATTTCCGCGACTGGGGAGTTAACCCGGATTATGCAGAGTTCTTCCTGAGCAAGTGTGACACCGAAGGCAGCACGGTCGCGTTAAAACAATTCGTCTTCAATGACACGATCCATCTGGACGACAAAATACAGTGGCTGCTGGTAAGTTCTGCTTTCTGGTGCCGTGCGTTTCGCGAAGCAGAATCCCACATGCAGCAGACAGAAGCACTGAGCGCAATCCGCGCGATTTACTTTGCTGCTGGCTTCCTCGGAGTATCGCCCGTTGTGGCGCTTATCCGTTCATGGTGGAGCCTATCTTATGAATTACATCTGCTGTCATCACCAAACCAGTCGCAGATGCAAGTGAAACCTTTCCGTTCCTTGATCCTCAGTTCGCTGTTTAAACACTAATAACCTGTCGCACGATTTTCGGCTTTCCATCGGATAGCCGGGGATTCGTGCGTCCTTAAATGGAGAAAACGCCATGAGAATGATCCGCCAGAACTTAGAGAAACAGATCAAAGACAGCACCGGGCAGGTACAGAAACTTTACCGGCAGGCATACAAAGAGGGCGGCAGGGATGTGGCCGCAAGATTTTCTGGTCGCCTAGATCGAATGGCGACACATGCTGTTAACAATGGTCTTTCGGCCGCTGAAATTGTTGAGCTACTCCGTCAGGAATCAGAACTCATCAACAATAAAGGCGGTGCGTTATGGCAGTGAAACCGCCCCTTAAGTGGGCCGGGAGTAAAACCCGTGTCATGCCCGAGCTTATCAAGCATCTGCCAGCCGGTAAGCGACTTGTTGAGCCGTTTGCCGGTTCATGCGCTGTCATGATGAACACGGACTATGACGCATATCTGATCGCCGATGCGAATCATCAGCTGGTTAATGCGTATGTCATGATGGCGCACCACACAGATGCGCTTCTGACTGAGCTTGAAACGCTGTTTGCTGCTGGAAGTGTTGGAAGTGAATCACAGCGCGGCGAGTTTTATTACTGTGTACGCGCCCGTCTTAATCACAGTGCTTTATCGGCTGTAGAACTGGCTGCCAGCTTCCTTTATCTGAATCGCCACGGCTATAACGGGATGTGCCGTTATAACCTGCGGGGCGAATTTAACGTCCCATTTGGAAAATATAAATCGCCTTACTTTCCTGCAAGCGAGGTCCGCGCTTTTGCTGCAAAGGCAAAGCGCGCATCTTTCGTCTGTGCTGACTTCACTGAAACGCTGGGGTTGATAGGTGTAGGTGATGTGATTTACTGCGATCCGCCGTACAACCCTGCAGCAGGGAAAAGCAGTTTTACCAAATATCATTCAGCTGACTTTGACGCGGCCTGTCAGCAGCGGTTAGCAGCCATGCTGGAGAGCCTTGCAGATAAAGGTAACCCGGTAATAGCTTCAAACAGCGACAGTGATATGACGCATTCCCAGTATGGTCACCGCCGTTTTTATCTGCATAAGATTTCTGTTGCCCGTTCCGTTGGTGCCGCTACCGGCGGAAGCAGTAATGCGCCTGAGATTATCGCTGTGGGAATTCCATCCGTTAAAACGGAGGGCGCAGCGCTATGAGAGTCAAAATTGATGATGTTTATTTCCTTCGTGCAATCAGAAATAAACAGCCAGGCGAAGACGCGCTTGTTGCGCTGGAAAGACTGAGCTGGATGGAAGTCGAGGGTGTCAGGGAGCATGTGCCGCTGACTATGGCCATTTACAGCAGCAAGATTTTGCTGCTGCGTGATCTCATTTCGGACGTCACCGGGCGGCTTGTGCTTCATGGCAATATGGATACGTTCGCCGCATTCGTCAGTGAAACGCGACGCCTTGCGGAGCAGACCCAGGTTGCATTTGAAAAGCTGAAAGCGGAGCAGGTTGCTAATGTCTGAAGTGCAGCCTGATCTGTTACAGGGTGAATACCACGCCGTAGATCGTCAGCGGCGTGAGTTTTTTGGCATGTCTGCGCCTGCTGGCATGTCTCTATCAGAGCGTCGGTTATGGAATCTTAATCCCGAAGACCACGACTGGCGCAGCCCTTTCTTACATGAAATGCCGGATTACCTTGCCGGTTATTTTGCTGACCGTTACGCCAAAATATTTCCTGCACAAAATGGCCGTCGCCGAGCTAATGCATTTCTTCGCCAGACAGTAGGCCAGAATGTATTACCACGCCTGCAGCTTGTCCGCAGCCGCTACCGCATTAACGATGCGGCACAGCATGAACTGCCTTTCATCAAACAGCTTGATCGCCTGCCAGGGCTGGACCGGCAGGAGCTGCGCAACCTGTCCTATAAAGTCGCCTCCTTCCTTTCGCTAAGCATGGCCGATTTTGTTAGCAAGGTTTCACTGCCGCATGAAGCGGATGAGCTGACTGTAACCCGCGTTACTTATCGCTATGTGGCTGAGCTGGCTGCGTTGACAGGCACGCAGCCGCCTTACTGGGCGGAATACGGTGCCAGCAAAGGCGAGCTGGCGTTACGTAAAGCGCAGTCGGGCCTTTTGCGAATGACAGCGCCTGAGTGGTGGCGCGCCCGTCTTAAGCGCATGCGGGACATTCAGCGTGAGCACATGTCAATTGCTGTCGGACAGGTGCAGCGATCCGCGTCACCCTATGTTTCGCGCGGTGCGCTTACTGAGTGGACTGAGCAAAAGAAAAAAAATGCCGAATTCTTCAGTAAATTCGACCTTGTTAACGACGCGGGTGATCGCGTGTCTATGGCGGACATGGTCTACAGAAGCGTGGCTAACCCGGCGATTCGGCGCTGTGAACTTATGGTGCGTATGCGTGGATTTGAAGAGCTGGCAGAGGCGCAGGGCTACATTGGAGAGTTCTACACAATCACTGCACCTTCCCGTTTTCACTCCGCATACAGCAAAGGAGGGCTGATTCCACAGTGGGATGGAGCCAGCCCTAAAGATACTCAGAAATACTTATGTAAGGTGTGGGAGAAAGTCCGCGCCGCGTTGGGGCGAAACAATTTGCGCTATTTTGGTTTTCGCGTTGTGGAGCCGCATCACGATGGGACGCCGCACTGGCATTTACTGGTTTTCATGCGGCCTGAAGATAAAAAAGCAATACGCCGAATCATTCATCGCTATGCATGTGAAGAAGACGCCCATGAACTCAGAGGTTATAAAGCCCGTAAGGCCCGTTTCTGTTACAAGGCTATAGATCCGCGTAAGGGTTCTGCTACCGGATATATCGCTAAGTACATTTCAAAAAATATCGACGGTTTTGCGCTTGATGGCGAAATAGATAAAGACTCTGGGCAGCCCATGAAAGAAGTGGCAAAGCGCGTTAACGCGTGGGCATCACGCTGGCGTATCCGTCAGTTTCAGCAGCTGGGCGGTGCACCCGTTTCTGTCTGGCGTGAACTTCGCAGGCTTGGTGATGCTCACTTACTCACAAAAGAGATGGACGATGTGCTTGCGTCGGCATCAGTGGCGAGTTGCTGGGCTTCGTACACCATGTGCCAGGGTGGGCCACTGGTTGCGCGAAAAGATTTACTCGTTCGCCTTTGCTACGAAATCACTGAAGCAGCAAGTGAATACGGTGAAGATATTCAGAGGGTGCAGGGTATCTATTCACCGCAGTTTCCTGATTCTGAGGTTGTTACCCGTCTGGTTAAGTGGGAAAAGGTCGCCAAACTGGCCGAAGCGTCAGCGGAGGCTGGCTTTTCAGGCGGCAACGCCGCCCCTTGGAGTTCTGTCAATAACTGTACGGGGCCGGAGCGGCGCAGGTTAAAACTTGAACTGAAATCCAGAGGTTTTGAGGGAGGCGATGAAGAAATAGACATATTACTGCGAGGGAGCAGTCTGAGTTATTGCGCCGAAACAGCGCTGATTTACAAAAACGGCAGGCTATCAGAGAAGATTCCTCATTCTGAGGATGAACTTTGGCCCGGTTGACGAAGGCTAAGCAGTTGAGGGTCTCCGGGGGGATAGAATTGACAGCCTTATTTGTCCGGGGCTATAGTTCCCGTGCAGCCGCAAAATCGGCTGTCGGGATTGGAACCCCGGTTATCTGAAAAGGCGCATACCACGCCAGGCGTGGTTTTTTATGCGTAAAGCACAGTCACATCAAAATTATGGTGGGGCGTGCGGGGCAGCCGAAAGGCTGGCCGGGTCCTTTTCAGCCGGTAGTTCCAACCCTGTACGTCCCACCACCCTAAGCTTGGAACCTGACGGTGGTGATTAACCTAACTGAAAAGGTAAATCCCATGCAAAATGAAATCACAGTCGAAAGCCTTGCCCCGCTCACGCACAATCAGATTCCTGTTATCACAACCGAATTGCTTGCTAATCTATACGAAACCGAACCGGTGCGTATACGCCAAAATTACACCCGTAACGAAAATCGTTTTATCGCAGGTAAGCATTATTTTTTACTGGAAAGCGAAGAATTACGGGAGTTTAAGCACAAAGTATCTCAAAGCTACTCTGTAAAAATCGCTCGAAATGTTCGCGCCCTCATCCTCTGGACAGAACGCGGTGCCGCCCGCCATGCCAAAATGCTCGAAACTGACCAGGCATGGGAAGTGTTTGAAAGGCTGGAGGACTGTTATTTTTGCGAGCGTTCGGACAGTGTCAGGGGCTGCGGCGGCACGCCTTCACTGCTCGTCGCACCTGATTCCGTGCCACATCCGACCACTCTGCATTTTGAAGCTTCTGAACCGGTGCTGACTGTCAGTGGTTGCGCCGTTTCACAGCTAAATGCACTGTTTGGTACAGTGGAATACCTGGAACATACGATGTGGCCACATCTGCGCAATTTGTTTCCGGAACTGGACCGCAGCTATGCCAGTGCGTTTGACACTGCACATATGCTTTTGTCGCTGTTGCGGGATACGCGGCGGGCGTGCCGGAAGCAGACTAGGGTGGTGAAGAAATAGACATATTGCGAATTCTCGACTGGAGGCGGGCTGGTCCCGCCTTTTCGATGGGGATAGAATTGACAGCCTTATTTGTCCGGGGCTATAGTTCCCGTGCAGCCGCAAAATCGGCTGTCGGGATTTGCACCCCGGTTATCTGAAAAGGCGCATACCACGCCAGGCGTGGTTTTTTTATGCGCAAAGCACAGTCACATCAAAATTATGGTGGGGCGTGCGGGGCAGCCGAAAGGCTGGCCGGGTCCTTTTCAGCCGGTAGTGCAAACCCTGTACGTCTCACCACCCTATGATTTGCACCTGACGGTGGTGATTAACCTAACTGAAAAGGTAAATCCCATGCAAAATGAAATCTCAGTCGAAAGCCTTGCCCCGATCACGCACAATCAGATTCCTGTTATCACAACTGAATTGCTTGCGCAGCTCTATCGCGTTGATGTGAATAACATCCAGCAGAATCATAAGAGAAATGTGGATCGCTTCATTGAAGGAAAGCACTATTATAAAGCCATCCGTGAAGAACTGAAAAGTTTGCGACTGACTAATAGTCAGTTGCAAATTTCCCCCAAAGCTCGCACCCTCATTCTCTGGACAGAACGCGGTGCTGCCCGCCATGCGAAAATGCTCGAAACTGACCAGGCATGGGAAGTGTTTGAAAGGCTGGAGGACTGTTATTTTTGCGAGCGTTCGGGCAGTGCCAGGGGCTGCGGCGGCACGCCTTCACTGCTCGTCACACCTGATTCCGTGCCACATCCGACCACACTGCATTTTGAAGCTTCTGAACCGGTGCTGACTGTCAGTGGTTGCGCCGTTTCACAGCTAAATGCACTGTTTGGTACAGTGGAATATCTGGAACATACGATGTGGCCACATCTGCGCAATTTGTTTCCGGAACTGGACCGCAGCTATGCCAGTGCGTTTGACACTGCACATATGCTTTTGTCGCTGTTGCGGGATACGCGGCGGGCGTGCCGGAAGCAGACTAGGGTGGTGAAGAAATAGACATATTACCCGGTGTGCCGTAAAGCCCGTCCTTCAGGGCGGGGAGGATGTCAAGAATCCTCGACTGGAGGCGGGCTGGTCCCGCCTTTTCGATGTTGTCGGGCTAAAGTGTTCAGGCACCTTTTTTTTGCCGTTATGCCGTCTTGATGATTTTAATCATCGCACAGAGCTGTGTTTTTGCCTCGTCACTTAGTAACAACAATTCCGGGTGCTTATTAAGGTCCGACGTTATCCCCAGAGCATGATAAATCTTACCCAAATCTGACAGCGTCATTGACTGATCAGACCATTGTTCCAAACAGCGACGAAGTCTTGACACGCTAATAGACGTTTTTGCCGACAATTCATTATAACTGATGTGTTTTTCAGACATTTTATTACGGATGATTCTGATTGTGACTGATTCGTAGCTTTTCATTTGCGCAAAAATGAGTAAAAAAATAGGTTAATACACATCGACTGTGTAAATGCAGTTAAAAGTGATTTTGTTTCTATCAATTTTTTTTGAGTGCGCTAATATATGTTCGAGTAATTAAACCGCAAGTGATGCTGCAACATACAAGAACATTCTAAGCAGATTCTGGCATTTTCTAAACAATTGTCGTCTTTTCATTAAACACCGGGGAATACTTCCTATCTTTATTTTGAAAAGAGTATTCATGATGAAAGGTAAAAAACAAAATGGTGCTTGGCTGAAATTTTATTGTGCGCTCAAAAAAAACGACGCAAAAATTACAAATAAATGTATCAGGCCAGATTTACTAACGGAATTAGTTGAGATTAAGAGAATTTGTCTGATATCGCGTATTGCATCAGACAATGCTGAGAAATGCGATCTGGCCTTGGTTACAGACTGGATCGCTGAATTATCTTCAGATTTAGTTGCAAGATTTGAGCAACATCAACGGCTGTGACGGTTTTATACAGATGAGCGCTGCAGAAGGTTCAGCGCTATCTGCTTCTGAACAGGAGACATGCTTTTAATTACATTTTGCAGCAAAATATCGCCAGTTTTCGCACTGGGACTGATAGTGTGTGAAAATGTCAGATTCATCACAAAAGTGTGGCCACACTCAACATCTGAACAAGCGCAATAAATATCAGCAATGTCCCGATGCTTACGGTTTGTCTTACGAACAATTGCCTGAGAACCGCACTCAGTGCATAAAATTTTTAACACGCGCATGTTTGCGGCTCCGGCGTTGTAAATGTGCTTGGATTTTATCCGATTACGCCTCATACCGCATCCCTGTTCTTTGATTGCCGGGAAAATTTCAGGTGAAGGTGTTCCGGCACATCTGGATCACCGTTCACCGCATTCATCAACCTCCGCTGAAGGGGTAATACCTCGTTTTTCTTATAGGTGGCTTCCACTTTGGTCGGGTCTCCAAGCCCAGCGGCGTTCTGCGGGATAATGCCAGCCAGCCCGGCAGGGAAGCGGTGCGCGTTCAGCACGTCCTGTGCGCTGATGTTCTTCACGTTGGCAAATTCATCTTTCGCGCCAATACCCCCCATCTGGATAAACTGCACGCCTTCCTTATCGCCGCCAGGGATATTCACCAGAATGGTGCTGAAGTTGCCGATCCCCTTGCTGTTGGCCAGCTGCTGCTCAATCTCTTCTTCCACTTCATCCGTCATGTTCGGGTCCGTGGTGTAAAGAATGCCGCCGGTATGCGCGCCGTTGTGATAATACCGGCGGCGGAAAATCACCGCTTCGCTGTTAAGCAGCGCGGAGTGAATGCCGCCGATATAATCCGGAAGGCCGTAAATCTGCTGCTGCGGGTCGTACATCCGGATAAAAATCACATCCTCTTCGTCGTAAACCAGCGGTTCGCCATGCTGCAAAACCACAAATTCCCCGTCACGACGACGACGCATGTACAGCCCCGGCATGGGTTCCAGCGCGATAACATCGCCCCAGCCGTTGCGAATTTTGACGATCCCTAAATCACCAAAGGTCAGGAAGTCCATTGTCCCGGCTTCCAGTTCGTCATGTGACAGCCCGCCGCCGACATAATCTGACAGCACCATATTTTTGCGCGCGTGAATAATGCCGCCGTGCTGGCCGTTCAGGTTAATCAGCTGCGCCAGTGCCAGCCGGTCAATTGGCAGGCTGTAATGGTCATAGTCGTTGTCATACCATACGTCGCGGTAATCGGTGCCGGTGGTCAGCACGGGTTCAGGCTTGCCGAAGCGCAGTACCGACATTTTGCGATTGCTCGTCTTTTGCTGTGCGCCGCTGGCGCGTTGCTTATATCGTTTTTTCATGCTGCCTTCTGAAACTTCCATTTGGATTTAGGTTTGTGCTCGTAGTTGAGCGGCTCATTGTCCAGACCGTGCATAATTGCCCAGGCTGCCTCTGCGTGGCCGGTTTCTGCCGTGCGGTCAGCAACGAATGTCACTGCACTCCCTGATTTTGTGACGGCGCGCCGGATGGACATAAAGGACGCGGCCACCTCTTTCAGATCCGCATCCCATTCAATGCGCCCGCTTTCAATCACGTCTGCCGCTTTGAGTACCAGACGATTTTTAGTGCTCAGGTCGTAGCGGATAGGTTTCAGCACGCGCATGGCAAAGGGGTGAATGTTGTCATAAACGCCCTGGCCGATGCCGGTCACGTCTACGCCCAGATAGGTGAAGTTGTACCGGCCAAAGAGTTTTTTGATCTCGCTGGCCTGATGGCGGAAGTTCATGCCGCGCCAGTTGATGATAGCCAGCACACGGAACTTCTCACCGGCCAGCACCGGCGGGGCCATAATCACAAAAGTTGACAGGTCGCCGGAGCGTGCCGGGTCATAACCGCCCCATACGGGACGCTCACCATACGGGCGACGGGCTTTGGGGTCATGGTCCTGCCAGAACGTCACATCAGTGCCGCATTTCTCCAGGTCGCTGAAGCTGAACACCGCGTCTTTACTGTCCACAAACACGCACATATACAGCATGTTAAAAGTGTCTTTGCTGTAGCGGTTGCGCAGCTTCTCGATGCTGGCCAGATTGAAGCCATTGGCAATGGCATCTTCCATTGTGATGACGTATCGCCATTGGCCATCCGGGCAGAGTCGGCCACCGTCCCGCAGGGCATCGAATCCCGGAAATACTACGGCAGCGCGCTTTTTACTGCCTTTCTTCCACTCTTCACCCGTCCAGAACGGGTAAGCCTGGTGCGTCTTGGCCGACGGTGTTGAAAAGTAGGTGGTGCGCCACTTGTCGTGCGTGGCCATTGCAGACGCGACTTCATTAAGCCTGGCGAAGTTTGGCACCCAGAAATATTCGTCACAATAGAGGTGGCCGCTGTATGACTGCGCCGTATTCTTGTTTGTGGACAGAAAGCGCAGCTCTGCACCATTGCTCAGGCGGATAGGGTTGCCGGTGAGCGTGATGCCGAAGTATTCCTGTGCAATGTTGACGATATATGAGCGGAAAACCTCCGCCTGCGCGCGCGAAGCGGAAAGGAAAATCTGCGGGTCGCCGGCCTGCACGGCATTTTCAAACGCCTCAAAAGCAAAATACCAGGTCGCACCGATCTGGCGGCTTTTAAGTATGTTACGTACCTGCTGGCTGATGTTCAGGCGCAGGTGTTTCTGGTAGCCAAACAGGTGTTCTTCAGCCCATAAGTTCAGGTCGTCTTCCGTCAGCCCGGAGATGTCGTTTTTATTGTATTTGCGCTTACTACGCGGATGGTCTCCTTCCTCTTCGCTGCCGCCGTTGCTGCTGCCTGCGGATGCCGGACGTGCGGCGGCCAGCTTCTCTTTGTGTTTGTTGTGCTGCGTGCGCAGCTTGACCGCATGGGCAATCAGTTGATCCAGTTCTTTCAGTTCCAGTTCTGTTTTGCCATCGCGCCCGGTCAGCAGCTGGATGCGGCGCTCTATCGCATCTTCAGAGCTTTCGTGGCTCAGCATAGCTGCCCAGCCTTCCTTTTCAGCCCAGTAATAAATAATCCGCGCATTCGGCAGATTTAATTCACTGGCAATTTCCTTCGGCGTATATCGCCTTAAATACAGGGCGCGCGCAACGCCGCGTAATTCTTCGCTGTATTTAGCCATTCGTTAATTTCATTCCTTTGTGTGTCTGCTGGCTATTATGCCGCCCGAATGAAAATAAAAATCCCGCCACGATTCTTATCCGTTCGACTAAATAACGTTATCCGAATGTATTGGAATTCAAACGGGTGCAGCGGCGATTTAAATTATTAATAATGTCTCTGCTGTTACGGAGGGCGAAAAAATATATGTCGCAGTTAAGCACTGACTGGCTGTGTATTGCCACCGAAGGGGACACGGTAGACCGCAGGGAGTTAAAGCAAGAATGGTTAATTGATGCTGCCGAAACTTATAACCCTGATTTATACGCTGCACTGATTTGGCCGGAGCATGAACGCGATTACGGAAATCTTGGCAGCGTTAAAGAGGTTATGGCGCAGGAAGGTGATGACGGGCTGGTCAGGCTGTATGCCCGAATCAGTCCGAACAGCCAGCTGATTGAAGCCAATAACCGCGATCAGCTTCTTTATTTTTCGGTAGAGCTGACTGAGGGCGGCGACTTTCGCGGAACGGGGCGTTCCTATCTTGAAGGGCTGGGGGCGACTGATTCGCCCGCCAGTGTCGGCACAACACGCATGCGCTTCAGTAAGCGTAAAAAAATTGAATCCGGTTATTACCGCTATAAGTTTGGCCGGGATGGAAAAGTTAAACAGGAATCAGAAATGAAAGACTGGCAAAAATTGTTTGGTATTAAATCGAAAAAATTCACTGAAGATGACTTGAATACTGATGCGCCTGAAGACGGCGACAAATTACAGGCGCTGGCTGAAGCCCTGAATAATCTGGAAGGTCGAGTGTCTGCAATCGAAACACAGCTGGCTTCCACGCAGGAAGATGTGGATACCATTGCCGAAGTGGTGGATACACAGGAATTTGCAACGCTGCGTGAAAATATCGGGGCAGTCATTAAAAACTTTGGAAAGCTGGATAACAAGATTACACAGCTGCCTGAGCGTAAGCCCGGCGATAAGCAGGAAAGCCACAAATTTAAATTCATCTAATTTCGCCTTCGTCAGGGAAGTTTCTATAAGTCGCATTATTTGCGAGAGGGTTATTTATGCAATTAAACAAAACGGCGCGTATGTTTGCCGCTGCTTATGCTGCCGGTCTGGCGAAAAATTACGGCGTGGAGAGTGCGGGCCGTTATTTCGCACTGTCCGATCCGCAGGAAATTGTCCTGCGCTCCGCCATGCTGGAATCCGTTGAGTTTCTCAACCTGATCACCGCGCTGGATGTCGATCAGCTGTCCGGCCAAGTGGTGTCTGTTGGTGCATCCGCGCTGTATACGGGCCGCAGCGAAACCGGACGTTTTACGCGCCGCATCGGCGTCAGTGGCAACGACTACAAGTTGCACGAAACGGATTCCTGCACGGCGCTGCTGTGGTCGCTGCTTTCGGTCTGGGCTAACGCCGGTCAGGAAGAGGAATTTTTCCAGAAGGTTCAGGAGTTTTCTAACGCTACGTTTGCACTGGATATGCTGCGTATTGGCTTTAACGGCAAAACCGTAGCAGCAACTACCGATGCTGAAAAAAATCCAAACGGCGAAGACGTCAATATTGGCTGGCATGAGCGCATGAAAGGCTTTGAAAGCGGCAAGCAAATCATCACCGATGCGGTAACGCTGGGTGAGGGTGGTGACTACCGTTCGCTGGATGCGATGGCGTCAGACCTGATTAACACCAAAATTCCACAGCAGTACCGCAGCGATCCGCGTCTGGTGGTGCTGGTCGGAGCCGACCTGGTGGCGGCGGAGCAATACCGCCTGTATCAGGCAGCAGACCGTCCGACGGAGAAAATTGCTGCCCAGATGCTGGCATCCACCATTGCCGGGCGTCAGGCCATCGTACCGCCGTTCATGCCGGGCAAGCGCATGATCGTGACGCCGCTTTCGAACCTGCACATCTACACGCAGCGCGGTACACGTCAGCGTAAGTTTGAATTCGTTGAAGACCGCAAGCAGTACGAAAACAAGTACCTGCGCATGGAAGGGTATGCCGTTGAGGAACCTGAACTGTACGCGGCGTTTGATGAAAGCACCGTCACTATCGGCAATGTGGCTGAACCGGCAGAGGGCTGATAAATGCGCCTTTCACCCGCACAGCGCCACAGCCAGCGCATTGCCATGCAGCAGCAACTGGCGCGGCTTGAAGCAATTAATACCGCTGACAGCCTGCACATGCAGATACAGGAAATTGAAGCGGATGTGGTACGCCTGCGCAGCCTCGATATGACGGCTGACCGCGTGGAAATGAAACGCGATGTCCTTCTGCCAAAGTGGCTTCCGACCGTGGAAAGTTATCTTGAGCTGGGGAAGGTGTACGCCAATCCGGTGTTTGCCTGGTGCGTTATCTGGCTGTTTGACGTAGGCCAGTTCGATCAGGCGCTGGACTGGGCTGACATCGCTGTTGAACAGCAGCAGGAAACGCCGGGCAACTTCCGTACCCGCTTCCCGGCTTTCGTCGCCGATCAGATGCTGGAATGGGCAGAGCAGGCTAGTCAGGCGGGTGAAGGCCTTGAGCCGTATTTCTCGCGCACGTTTGAGAACGTGACGCAGCGCTGGCGGCTGCACGAAGAAATTACCGCCAAATGGTTCAAATTCGCGGGGCTTCTGCTGCTGCGTGATGAATCAGGACAGGCGCGGGCGGCGGCGTCAGATAGCGTCGAAACGCTGTCTGAGGCTGACCGGCTGCTGGCGGCCGCCGAGGCGAAGTATCACAGAGCAGGCGTAAGCACGATGCGTAAGACGATTGCGGCGCGCATCCGGGCGCTTACGGCTGAATAACGACTACCGCAAGCCGGGTGAGCGCGGATGAGGGCAGAACACGCAGTGTAATGCGCCGTGGATTCCGGTCAGCCCACCTTTTTACGGGGGAATTTATGTTCAGTGGCAAGCCGATTGAATACCAGGACAGCCCGCTGACCAATGACGGATTCTGGCCGGATATGAACCTGTCAGACTTCCAGCGCAGCCGCAGTATTCCGGCTGACGTGGACGCGGAAACCGTGGCGAATGCGCTGCTTACGGCGGCAGCGGAGGTAAACAGCGGGCTTGCCGGTGTGCAGGAAAAGCACCGGGCGGCAGGATACCAGACTGCTGCTGACGTGCCGGGGGTCAGCATGAACGGCATCAGTCAGCTGGCGGCGCAGTATAAAAAAGCGGTGTATGCCAGGGCAAAAGCGGACCTGATGGGTGAGTTTGCGTCTGTTGGCCGCCGCGAGTCGCATCCGGGACAGGAGAGCGCTGAAACGCTCAAGGGATTGCTGGCAGAGGCGGCGATAGTTATTCGCCAGATTAAGGGGCTGAAGCGCGCAACGGTGAAGGTGATATGAGCGACAACAGCCAGCTGGATTCACTGACGGGCTTTTTGAATAAATTCATGCCAGCCCGCGCGATGCAGTCATTCACCAGTGAAATGGCGAATCTGAAAACGATACCGGCGGCAAAGGAGCTGGGACTGGGGCAGGTGCGGCTTTCGGTCATTCGCTATGACGCTGAACTTATCTGGGAGCGTTTCGCCTACCGCGAGTGCGATCCCCGGCTGTTAATGGCGCTCCTTGAAGTATGGCTGTCCGCAGGTGAGGAAAAGCGTGAGCTGTTCGGCTTTGTTGGTATCACCAACGCCGATCCCGACTGGGATATTGAGCTTATCGACGAAGAAACGGCCATCGTTGCAGTGACGGTGCCAATGGCGGAGGCGCTGATCATCGTACCGGACGAGGCGGGCAATATTCCCTATCAGGGCGGGCGCTATCGTCTGGCCGATGCAGAAATCTGGACGGCAATGAGCGCACTGGTTTATGCGCCGGGCGGTGATGTGCCAGGAGTGGCGGAGTGATTATCGGGGCAGAGCTTGATCGCTCGCAGCTGCGTGAACTGCGCAAGGCGCTGGCCGAACTGGAGCTACCAAAGAAAAAACGGCAGCGGCTTATCTGGCGTCTCGCTAAGTACGGCGTGATACCGGCGGCTAAGCGCAACGTGCGTAACCAGCAGTCACCGGACGGGACGCCTTGGCAGGGGCGCAAAACGCGTCGCCGGGGCAAGATGCTGCGCAACCTGCCTAACCTGCTGCACATTCGTGAAATGCCGGAGATTGAGGCGGTGCGCCTCTATCTTCAGGGCGGTGGCTACCGTAACGGGCAGAACCCGGTGCCAGCGGGCGTTATCGGCTACGCGCAGCAGGAAGGCATGAAAACAACCGTCCGGGCGCGCAGCGTCAGCAGACCGGCACCGGCGGGAAAAATGGCCACGCTGAAGCAGGCCAAACGGCTCCGTAAGCTGGGCTACAGGGTGAAGAAGGGGAAGCGCTGGCGAAAGCCGCCGGTTAAGGAAATTACCGAAACGCTGGGTTTTGCTCAGGCTGGGCTGCTTATCCGCAAGCTAAGCGGCAGGCCGGTTAAATCAGCCTGGTCGATTGACCTGCCAGCGCGTCCATTTGTCGGCATGAGTGCTGAAGACTTCAATAAGGCGCTGGCGCGCCAGCTACAGGCCATCGGCTACGGCTGGGACGTTAACGCTTAATAAATCAGGGGAAGGGTATGTGGCCAAACGTCACGATTAATCAGTTAAACCAGCTTCAGGGTGAAACGGCAGACATTGAGCGCGTGGTGCTCTTTGTCGGCAAGGGGGCGACAAACACCGGCAAAACGCTGCCGGTCAATACGCAGACGAATTTTGACGCGCTGCTGGGTGCGGATGATCCAGTGCTGAAAAGCCAGGTGATCGCCGCGATGAACAATGGCGGGCAGAACTGGGCGGCATACGTCTGGGTGCTGGCCGAGGACGCGGAACCGCTGGAATGGGTGAAGGCCGTCGAAAAGTCACAAATGGCCGCGTCGGTTGAGGGTATCGTGGTGTGCGTCGATGCTATGGACAAGGCGCAGATTAATGCCGCCGCCACGCTTCGCAATACGCTGCTGGCGAAATACGGGCGCTGGGTGTGGTTCGTCCTTTCGGTTGAAGGGCCGCAGGCGGATGAGGCCTGGGCGGATTACGTTACCCGCCTCGCCACGCTGCAAAACGGTATTTCTGCCAGTGCGGTGCAGCTGGTGCCGCGTCTCTGGGGCAATGAGCCGGGCGTGCTGGCCGGGCGTCTGTGTAACCGTGCCGTCACGATTGCCGACAGTCCGGCGCGGGTGAAAACCGGCGCGCTGCTGGACATGGGGCGTGATGATCTGCCGCTTGACGGTGAGGGCCAGCCCCTTGAGCTTGCCACGCTTCAGGCGCTGGAAAAACTGCGCTACAGCGTGCCGATGTGGTACCCGGATTACGACGGATTCTACTGGGCTGACGGGCGCACGCTGGACGTGGAGGGCGGTGATTATCAGGTGATTGAGTACCTGCGCATTGCCGACAAGGTGGCGCGTCGCGTGCGCCTGCTGGCCATTGCCCGTATTGCCGATCGCTCGATGAATACCACGCCGGGCAGCATTGCCGCAACGCAGCAGAACTTTGCGAAGCCGCTGCGCGAAATGTCGCAGTCTGTCCAGATAAACGGCATCCGTTTTCCCGGCGAGGTGAAGACGCCGCTGGATGGAGACGTCACCGTTAGCTGGAAGACGGCCAGCAAGGTGGAAATTTATATCGTGATGCGCCCGGTTGAATCACCGAAAGAAATCACCGTGGGACTGGTGCTTGATACCAGCATCAACAAAAGCGAGGTAGCAGCATGAGCCAGCGTATCAGCGGCCAGTCTTTTGACGTGAATATTGACGGGGAAATGCTCCACGTTGAAAAAATCTCTCTCGATGTCACGGATAACCCCGCCGCCGCATCAACGCGCGGCGTGCCGGATGGTTTCACCGCCGGTGACGTGGCCGGAGAGGGTGAGATTGAACTCAGCAGCAAGGTGTTCCAGCAGCTGACGGCGAAAGCCAGAGCGGCGGGTTCATGGCGCGGCATTGATGTGGTCGATTTCCTGTTTTACGCGAAGGTGGGCAGCGAAGAGGTCAAAGTTGAGGCGTTCGGCTGCAAGCTGATTATCAGCAACATCCTGGACATTGATCCGAAGGGCGGCGCGCTGACCACGCACAAGGTGAAGTACTTCGTCACCAGCCCGAAATTCATCAACATCAACGGCGTGCCGTATCTTGAGTCGTCGGCAACGGAAAGCCTTATCAGCTAAAGGAGCAGTAATGCAGGAGTACGAAAAAAGCCTTTGTACCCTGCTTGTGATGGGGGCGCTGATTGCACTGGGGAGGGTGCTGGCCAGCAATGAAAAAATCACCCCGCGTCTGGTTATCGGGCGCGTGATCCTCGGTTCCGCCATTTCCACGGCGGCAGGTGCGGCGCTGATTCAGTTCCCTGATATTTCGCCAGTGGCCATCAACGGGCTGGGCGCGGCACTGGGGATTCTGGGGCATCAGTTCTGTGAATTATGGCTGCGCCGCCGGTTAGGTGGCGATAAACGGGAGACAAAAGAGTGACGCTATCGGAAAAACAGCAGCTTTTTACCGCGCTGATTGCGCAGCTGATCACCTTTGCGCAGGACAACGGCATGCGCCTGACGTTTGGCGAGGCTTACCGCACGCCGGAGCAGGCGGCGCTTAATGTAAAGAACGGCAGCGGCATCAGCAACAGCCTGCACACGCAGCGGCTGGCGGTGGATTTTAACCTCTTCATTAACGGCCAGTATAAAACCCGCACCGGGGATTATCTGGCGCTGGGCGAACACTGGGAATCGCTGGGCGGCAGCTGGGGCGGGCGCTTTAAAAAGAACCCGGACGGCAATCACTTCAGCCTGGAGCATAACGGGGTGCGCTGATGGGTAAAGAGGTTCTTTTCGCATTTGCCATTTGGGGGTTGGGTTTGTGCGCGGGGTGGATGGCTGCTGAGTGGAGGCGTGACAGCGTGGAACTGGTGACCGAACGTGCCGCCGGGCTGGCCGCCGATAAGGCGCGCAGTGAGTTGCAGGGCGTGGCCAGCGAATCGGCCAGAGCGCTTGAGGTAAAACTGGAGGAGTTAAAAGGTGCGATCCCCGACGGATTACGCACTGAAGTGGTTAAGCCTGTTTTTACTAACGTGTGCGTGTCAGATGACTTTGTCCGCATGTACAACGAAGCCAGTGAAAAAGCAGAGCGTACCCTTTCAGGAAAATTTAAAAACTAAATGCCCGGTTAATCTTCCACGATTACAGGGAAATGACGGCAGAGCAGCAGCGGAATTATTAACGACGTGGGTTGAGCTTTATTCAGCCTGTGCAGCTCGCCACAATCTGATTGTTGATGAAATTATGTTAAGAGAGAAAAAGAGCCATGAGTAAAAAATTAATTGAAATGAAAATTGCGGGTAAAGATGTTTCTTTTTCACCGAACGTCACTGCGTATAACAAATATATCAACGAAATCACGATGGGAAATAAAGTTTCCCCGGCGCATAACTTTCTGGTGCGCATCGTAACGCCGGAAACAAAGGAGGCGCTAACAGAGCTGCTGGAGCGCCCCGGTGCGGCATTACAGATTGTGGGTAAGGTTCTGGATGAATATACGCCGGAACTGGAAATCACCGTAAAAAACTAACCGGTCGGGTTCGTAATATCGATTCAAACGGACTCGAACAATATTCAATTTTACGCCGTCGCTGGCTTCCCGGTGAGGAAGATAGTTTAGACAGCCTTTCCGCCGCGTTGTGGCTTGATAACCGTTACTGGGAAAACCAGCGCATTGCCGTCGCCAATGGCATCGCGCTGGCACTTAAGGGAAGCGAATGAGGCAGCTGGAATTTACGTTAGCGCTGATCGACAAAGTGACGCGGCCGCTGCGACAGGCGCAGGCAGGCGTGACGGAGTTTGCGGATAAATCCCGCGCCTCATTCCAGCGCGTTGCCGTGGGCGGTGCGGCGCTGTGGGGCGTCGGGCAGGCAATTAAGGGGGCGCTTGGCCCGGCCATCGAAATGTACGACGCCCTTCAGGAGCAGTCAGCGCGAGGCATTGACAGTTCAGCGCTGAAGCAGGTGGAGAAGGACGCCAACAACTTTGCCATGACCTACGGCAAAAGCGCGGTGGAGTTCGTTCAGTCAACGTCCAGCATTAACGCGGCCATTAGCGGACTCACCGGCACCGAGTTGCCTAAAGTCACGCAGGTGGCCAATCTGATGGCGGCGGCGGTGGGCAGTTCGGCGGCGGAGTCGGCGGAGTTTCTGGGCCAGATGTTTGGCAACTTCAGGGAAGAAGCGGAGAGGCTGGGCAAGGTGCAGTTTGCCGGGCAGCTGGCCGACAAAATGGCGTTTATGCGCCAGCGCTTCGGCGTGGAAATGGGGCTGGTTAAAGACCTGATGGAAGGCGCGCGCGGTGTCGGTACTAACTACGGCATCGGGCTTAATGAGCAGCTGGCCGTCATGGGAGAACTACAGCGCACGCTGGGTTCAGAGGCGTCCGGCGCGTATGAAGGCTTTCTGACCGGAGCCGAAGACGGTGCCAAAAAGCTGGGGCTGAGCTTTACAAACTCGGCTGGCCAGATGCTGTCGATGCCAGAGATCCTGACTAAATTACAGGGCAAATACGGCGACAGCATCGCCGGAAACGTGGAGGCGCAGAAGGCGCTTGATGACGCGTTCGGCGACAGTTCGGCGGTGGTCAAACAGCTGTGGGGCAACGTCGGCACGCTACAGCGCAACATCACCGAGCTGGGCGGCAGTGACGGGCTGAAGCGCACGCAGGAAATGGCCGCGAAGATGGTGAAGCCGTGGGACAGGTTCATGGAAATCCTGACGGCCATCCGGCGCGTGATCGGGATGACGCTTATCCCGGTGCTGTATCCGCTGCTTAACCGTCTGGCGGATATGGGACAAACGTTCGCACGATGGATGCAGATGTTTCCCAACATCGCGCGCGTGGTCGGGTATGCGTCGCTGGCCTTACTGAGCCTTGCCGGTGCGGGTGCGGTGGCCAATATCGTTATGGGCGTGGGCATGTTTGTTGCCAACGGATGGGCAGGCATATGGAAACTACTGACTATGCTAACCAAAATAGACACCGCCTGGACGTGGCTTAACACCAAGGCAAAGATGGCCTGGGCTGCAGTAATGCGCAACCTGCGCGGCGTGCTGATGGCGTTGCGAATGCAGGCAGTGTTGACCGGCGCGGCCATTAACTTCATGAGCTGGCCAATTCTGCTGATCATCGGCGCAGTCGCGCTGCTGGCCGCAGGCTGTTATCTGCTGATCGCGCACTGGGATGCAATCAAAGCCGCCGTGATGAACACCGAAGCCTTTCAGGCTGTATCCGGCGCGGTGGCCGCTGTAGCCGGTGTATTTGGTAAAGCCTGGGCGTTTATCAGCGAGGGCTGGGTGAGTTTCGTGGCGCTGCTGTCCGGTTTTTCCGTAACGCAAACGCTGGGGAATATGGCCAGCGGGATAATGAACCTCTTCGCGAACCTGTGGGACAACATTAAAAAAACGGCGCTGAGTTCACTTAACTGGGTTATTTCAAAGCTGAATAAAATTCCCGGCATTGATATTGCCGAACTGGGCGCATCCGTGCCGACGCCGTCGGTAATGGAAAATAAACTTACTACCGGCGGACAGCTTAAAGGTGTTGATTCCGGTGGCGTAAGTAAAACTATTAACAGCAACAGCCGCGCCGTCACGGATAACAGCCGCCGGATTGATAAGGTGGAAATGAATATGGCGAACGGAATGACGCCGCAGCAGTTAACCGAGTGGCAGGAGCTTGCCGGATGAGTGAATTACTTTATATCGACCTGCTTATTGAGAATGGCGACTTTGTTTTAAATACGGGTAGTGAACCCGTGACGTGTAATAACCGCAAAAGTATTCAGCAGGATATTGCGCACGCCATTCTTGAATCCGGCCTGCTGACCGAAATGATTGCAGAAAGAAGCCCGACGATGCGCGCCGATATTCTGACGCGTCTTGAGCTGCTGATTGAGGACGATGAGCGGATTATCCCCGGCACCATTGAGCTGACCGGAGAAACGCTTTCCCGCCTCTGGGTGACGGCCAACACGTATGAGTTCGGCGCTATTTCTTACGGAGTGGATATATGACGGAAAAGCCGCAGGTTGATTTTACGGAAGTGGTAAAGGCCAGTGGGATGCCGGTCACGGATGCGGAGCTGCGCGCGAAGTTCACCGCGATTGCAGCGGAAGAGGGGCTTATCACCAACACCTCCCGCATGTCGCCATTCTGGCGGCTGGTCACGGCCATTATCACCGCACCGGTGCTGTGGCTGGTCGATGTGCTGGTAAACACCGTGCTGGCCAATATGTTTGTAGCCACCGCCAGCGGCAAGCTGCTGCGCCTGCTGGCGTGGGCGGTGAACGTGACCGCCAAACCGGCAAGCGCCGCGCAGGGCGTGATCCGCTTCTGGAAAGAAAACGCGGGCGCTGAAGTTGTGGTGACGGCAGGCACGCGAATTTTAACCGAGCGTATCAACGGCGTGGTTTACGAGCTGGTGACAACCGCGGATTTCATCATTGCGGCTGACGTGGCCAGCGCGCTGGTGCCGGTCAGGGCTACGCAGCCCAGTGCCGCGTACAACCTTGCGCCGGGTTATTTTCGCATCCTGCCGGTGGCGGTCTCCGGCATTACGCATGTGGTGAGCGAAGAAAACTGGCTGACGGTGCCGGGCGCGGATGAGGAGAGTGACGACGAGCTGCGCGAGCGCTGCCGCAATCAGTTCAACCTGGTCGGCAACTATCACACCGACGCGGTGTACCGCTCAATGATCGCCGGAGTGGTGGGGCTGAGCATTGACCGTATTTTCTTCCTGAACGACGCACCGCGCGGGCCGGGAACGGCGAATGCGTATCTGCTACTGGATTCGGGCGTTGCGTCTGAACCGTTTATCGCGGCGGTAAATGACTACATCAACACGCAGGGCCACCACGGACACGGTGACGATATGCAGTGCTTCGGCATGCCGGAAACGCTGCACGATCTGAATGTGGTGCTGTACCTGAAAGACCCGGACAACATGACGCAGGAGAATCAGGCGCTGCTGAAGAAAAGCGCCGGAAATCTGATCCGCTGTGCCTTCAGGGAAAACACGGATTACAGCGTCAGGAAAACGTGGCCATACGGGCGCTTTTCGTTCTCAAACCTCGGGCGGGAAATTCATAAAACCTTCCCGGAGGTGGATTCCATCGCGTTTTCACTGGCCGACATCGTGAGCGATTTAAGCGTGCCGCGCCTGAAGAGTCTTAATGTGAGCATTGAACATGACTGATTTCATGAAAAAGCTTGCCGGGCTTAGCCTGCCAACGTGGATGAAAAAAGGCGAGCCGGAAAAGCTGCTGAAAGCGGCGCGCAGGTTCTGGACGCTGGTTTACGGCTGGGTGACGTGGCCGGTAAGCCAGTTTGATCCGCTGGCCTGTGCAGAGCCGCTGCTGAACCTGCTGGCCTATGACCGCGACATTACCCGGTTTAACGGTGAGCCGTTGGGACTGTATCGCAGGCGCGTGGCGTATGCGTTTATCAACGCGCGTGATGCCGGTTCAGTGGAGGGATTCATCAGCATCTTTGAGCGGCTTGGCATTGGTTATGTCGAGCTGCTGGAGCGCCAGCCGGACATTGACTGGGACGTGATTGTTGTTCGCGTGACGGACAGCCAGCTTGCAGACAACGCACAGCTGCTGATCCAGATTATCCGGCAGTACGGCAGAACCTGCCGACGCTATCAGTATGAGGTCATTACGTCAGAGCGTTTTTACATCCGGGCCGGATGGGACCAGGGCGAATACGTGGTATATCCGGCGCGACTGGCCAGTACGGAAACCGGCAGCGCAACGTTTAGCGCGAGTATTGAGGGATAGTTATGTCACAGACTGTAATCACAACAGCATTTGAGCAGTGGAAGGCACGTCAGGCAGAGAGCGGTGAGCCGGTTCTGCTGGATGAATTCGTGTTTGCCAGCGTGCCGGGTTTAGATCCCGACGCACCGATTGACCGTAGCGAAGGTCTGCCACCGGCGGCGCAGATCGTGCACCGTCAGCCCGTGGAGCGTAAGGGCGTGGTGAATGGCAATGCGGTGGTGCACTCCGCCGTGCTGGGCGCTGACGTGGGCGACTTCACGTTTAACTGGATTGGCCTGATGAATAAAGCCAGCGGTACGCTGGCCATGATTGTGCACGCACCAGAGCAGCAGAAACTCAAGACCAAAGATGGCCAGCAGGGGAACGTGCTGACCCGCTCTTTCCTGATGGAATACAGCGGCGCGCAGCAGGAAACCGGCATCAGTACACCGGCGGAGACGTGGCAGATTGACTTCACGGCGCGCATGGCGGGAATGGACGAGCGTCAGCGCATCGAAAATACCGATATTTATGGCGCAGCGGCGTTTTTTGGCGAGGGCTTTCTTGTAACCAGGACCGGCAGCACCTACAGCATCACCGCCGGGACGGGATATGTGGGCGGTCTTCGTGCGGTGTTGCTGGCATCTGAGCGCGTCAGCGCATCTTCGAAGCCGGTTAAGGTCTGGGTAGACGTGACGTGGAAAGGTTCGCTGCTGAGAGTCTGGGGCGTAGAGACGAAAATCACCGTCGCCGATGCGCTGGCGGACTATAGCGATAATGGCCAGCAGCACTATGTGTTTGCGGTGGCCCAGATTGCCGCCGACGGCAGCGTGACAGATTTACGTCCTAAAGGCTCTTTAGAAGACCAGAACGGCGCGAAAACGTACCTGCGCATTGACGCGGCTCTGGGTGAAATCGCGAAAAAGGGCGCAGAGGCGCAGGCTGAAGCGCGTAAAAATATCGATGTGCTGAGTAAAAAGGAAACGGGTGATCAGTTTCTCAGCACGAAGGACGGCGGCACGGTAAACGGGGCAACCCTGATTACGCATACCCTGTCTGTCTCTGCTAAGCCGTCTGGCATTTTTGCAGAGAATGGCCGGGCAACGTTTAACATCGGGGATTCAGATACCGGCTTTGTCTGTCCCGGTGATGGCATGCTTGATGTTTACGCCAACAACGCAAGGATATTTCGCTGGGACGCTAACAGCGCTGAAGCCTACAGCGATTTGACGTTCCGTTCTCGGGGTGAAATCAGGTCAGAGTCAGCCAACAGCTACCGAATGACCCAGTCGGACAGGGGCGTATTCTGGCGTTTTGATGGCAATAATTATTATCTCATGCTTACCAGAGATAAAGACCCGCTTGGCAGCTATAACGACCTGCGCCCCATCATGGTGAACTATTCCAATGGACTGGTCTCACTGGGATGCGGATTGAGGGTAACCGGAGGCGGCCGCACCGTTAGTTATCAGGAAGACGGAAATATTGTGCAGCGCGGCGGTACAACCATTTTTAACGGTTACTGGAATACTACAGATCTCAATGGCGCACTGCACGCCATAACCAGTCACGCGGATGCGGCTAACAACAGAGCAAATGACGCCTGGAATAAAGCGCAGGATGCGCAGGTTAACCGAGTGCAGGATATTCGTCTGGCTGGGCGCACTTCTATCGGTGGCTGGGGCGGATTAATCCAGGCTCCTACTGGCTGCGTCTTCACGGCTATTGGCGACTTTGGCGCTAATAATGGTTACGGCGAATATTCAGCCGTTCAGAAGTTAGTAAACAGCGGCTGGTACACCATTGGAGGGAATTAATTATGGTGCGTATTAATAATTTAACAGAGTACAAACCTGATTACGTGCTGGACGAAATGAGCGACGTGATTTTCCTGCAGGACGATATGGGTAATGACTGGTATTACGCATTGCAGCGATTTAAGCCAGACACCATGAAAGTTTGCTTTGATAAACAGGGCGTAATCATGGCGTTCAACGGCGATGCAGATAAGCTCTGGCCGGTGGGGCTTTCGGTTGCAGAAGTCGCGAAAAAGGCAGTACCCAGTGCGATAGCGATCGACGGAAAGTGGGTTTTTGATGGTGCGGCGGTTGTGCCACGCACGTATTCAGATGCGGAACGGGTTGAGCAGGCAGATAAAAAGCGCGTATCGCTCATCACCGATGCCGTGGCAAAGATGTCCCCCTTACTTGATGCGGTTGAGCTTGGCAGGGCAACGACAGAACAGGCCGCGCGGCTGCTGGCTCTGAAGAATTACCGCCTTGACCTGATTGAGCTGGATATTTCCGATCCGGATGCGATTGCCTGGCCGGTGCTGCTCGATGTGGCGTGAGGCAACGATACGCTTCACTGACGACGTGGCCGCAGTTTCATGTTCCGTTGTCGCCGCGCATCCGTGGGTATACGGACTGGGTCAGCAAACTGAAAACGGCGCTTATCTGAGTCCGGTAAATGCCATCACCTGGCTGGCAGAGAAGCTTGCGGGGTCGGGGGGTAGCGCGGAGGTGGCCATTTTTATGGTCACCGGCGACACGCATAAAAATTTCATGTCGGGACTGGGCAAGCTGGCTGATGTTTTTCCCGCACCGGCATTTACGCAGGTGAAGCGGCTCGCTGAGTCTTCCGCCGCGCTGGCACAGGAAAAAATGCAGATCCCCGCGCGCATGGCCGGAGCACTGCCGCCATCGGTGCCGCTTTCGGTGCAAAGCAGCCGCACAGCACTGGCAGCGGCTGCAATCCACAAGGCGCAGGAGGAAGCCGGAGCCACGGCGGGAATGGCGCAACTTAAACAGCAGCTGGAATCATTCGCGCAAAAGCGTGACGCCGTGCTGGCTGACATCGCCGCCGGACTTGGCGACCTCCAGGGAAAAAGCGCGCGCGCGTGGGTGTTTACCGCGCAGGGCAGCATGGCCAGCACGTTATTGCGGCTGGTTCAGGACATCCCGCAGCCTTCTGCCGTTTATACGGCGGCCATGATGCTGGCAGGGGACGATCTTGAGGGAATAAGGAGCATGATCCATGAGTTCAAACCCGACGCTGGCGCTTAACGGCGAAGGCATCCCGCTTAAAAATATGCGGGTAACGGTATCCATGCAGATTCAGGACAAAGACCAGTCCGGGCAGACCAGTACTACGACGAAGGCAGAGCAGGGTGTCAAGGGCAAGGAGCTGCGCATTTCGGGCGAAATCGGCTTCAGTAATACTGGATTGCTTAAGCGTATTTTTGAGCTGGCGTCGGCAACGGATGCCAAAGGGCAAAGGCAGAAATACCGCGTTGCGCATGAGGTCGCGCGCGCCGTGAGCTTTCGTGAAGCGACGTTTACCGGCAACGTCGATGCGCCGCAGCAGGAAGGCAAAATGGCATGGCTGGTGACGTTCACGCTCACCGAGCACGTTAGTGTGCAGGAAAAGCGGGAAGCGCGGGTCAGCGGAAAAACGGCCACCAAGCAGACCGGCGGTGCGGGCGCTGGCGGTGGGAAGGCAGCTGGCGAAAGCGAAGAGAAAATGACGTGGTTTGAGCGTAGGGTGCTTAAGCCGGTCAACGATGCACTGGAATAACGATGAAACCTTTAACCCGTCTCTATCTCTCAACCGATGAGGTACATCTGGCCGATGCCAGTCTGGTACTGGAGCTTAACAGCTGTGGCCGGGGCTTTATTACTGCGCAGACCCAGACCGATTACACCGGAAAAATGGTGCGCATCGACGTGGGCTACCCGTCGCTGGTTCTGCGCTGGTTTACCGGCTACGTCGAGCGCTCGCAGCCAGCGGAAAGCGGCTTTCAGCGCCTGTTTGTGCGTGAGGTGTGCGGCGTGTTTGATCGCAACTGGCCGTGCTCTTTTCAGCATCCAACGCTGCGCCAGATTGCCGCCTGGCTGGAAGAAAACAGCGGACTCACTTTCAGCGTGCCGGATGCCGCTTACAGCGACAAGCCCATCCCACACTTTACGCACAGCGGCACCGGCTTCCAGCTGCTTGGCAATCTGGGCAAAGCCTTCGGTATTAACGATTACGTCTGGTATCAGCTGCCGGACGGCGGCGTATACGTCGGCGGGGCGGAAAAGTCGCTGTTTGCTGGCAAGCCGGTAAACGTTCCGGCGGAGTTCAGCCAGGGCGCGGCGGGCTGCAATTCGATGATTGTGCCGTTAATCCAGAGCGTCAGGCCCGGCGTTGAGCTGAACGGCCAGCGCGTGACGAAAGTGCAGCTGAATAACGAGACCATGACGATCACCTGGACACCGCGCAACCGCGTCACCGGGCGGGCGCTGCAGAAGACGCCCATTCAGCGTCAGATTGAAAGTCAGTACCCGGAGCTGGCCAGCGGGCTGCATCTGCCAAAGTTTGCGCGCGTAGTGGCACCCAGCGAAGCAGTGAAAAGTGGTAACTTTGCCGACCCGTTCAGGCCGCGCTACGCCGTTGATCTTCAACTGCTGGACGCCGACGGCAAGCCTGACGGCACCACGCCGGTTTATCCTGCCGTACCGCTGCCCGTGCCAATGGCCGGTAATGATTCCGGAATGTTTCAGTTCCCGCCAGAGGGTACGCTGGTAGAGGTTGGTTTTACCGGCGGACGCCCGGACAAGCCGTTTGTGCGCCAGACCATGCCGGAAGGGACCAGCCTGCCGGACGTGAAGCCGGGCGAACAGCTGCAGCAGCAGCGCGCGGAAGTCTCACAGCGCGTAACGCAGGCCGGAGACTGGGAGCGCCAGACCGATCAGGTCATCCGTGAAACGTCCATGAACCGGGAAGTTAAAGCCGATACTGAAAAGCGTGAGCTGGTCAGCAGGGAAACGACAGTGAAAGCCACGGACAGGACCACGGTGATCGGCACTGCGTCACTGATGGCCGGAGCCATTCAGCATGTCACTACCGGCAGTTACAGCGTGGCCGCACAGCAGAGCCAGCTGATTACAGTGGGCGGTAATGCCGAAACGGACGTTACCGGCAATGCGGCGATAAAAGTCGGCCAGGCGCTGACTGAGAAAATCGGCCAGCTGCGCCAGAGCATTGCCGGTACACGTCAGGAAATCATCGCGCCGGTGGTGTGGATTGGTTCAGAGAAGATTAACGTGGCCCAGCTGATGCTCGATACCGTGGCGCTGGTGCAGCAGCTGGCTGACCAGCTGGCCAGCCATACGCACCCGTCAACCGGTCAGCCCACGAACAGCAGCGCCATCGCACAGAGTAGCCAGCAGGCCGCCGCACTCAGTAAGAAATACTCCCCCGTCATCGGCAAGTAAGCCAGCAAACGGACCCGCTATCACAGCGGGTTTTTTATTGCCCGTCACCAGAACGCCTCAGACGCACGCTGCGCCACGCGCAGGCGCGACCATCACGCACAATTACCTCCGACAGATCATCCGCAGAGCGTGGCACTGGCTGCGCGTCAGCCCCGGCAAAATAATCGCTGCGCAGACAAAATCGGCGCTACACCGCACCCGCCTGCAGGTTTTGGATCTTAAAAATTTTTCAGTTTTATTTTTTTACAAAGGGCATGGTCAGACCGCGCCAGTGCTGGGGTTCTGCCGGAGTCCGCCAACTGAAAAGAGTGAAAAGAATTTCAGTTTTTTTCAGTTTTAAGGATCTGCAAAGGATCTGATAAAAAATTTAACTACTTGAAAAATAAGGAGGAAGTTAATTTTACGTGATGTGGGGAGGATCTACGGTTGTGAGTGCGGCCCGTAAAAAATAACCGCAAAGCCAGATATGGCACAGGTTACAGCGCGTTTACTGCTTTTTGGAAAACTGAAATTTGTGTACACTGCGTGACGGGTGCTCTGGATCGTTTCTGACCGGAGCATTGAGCAAAGGACAGAAAAGAGAAAGGCCCCGAATCGATATTAATCAACCCGAGGCCCGTCTGTATGCTTGAACAACATCAGGTTAGCCTCTTACCCGCCGAAAGGCAAGGAGATGAGGCCATGATGCCGCAAAAACTGGCAGTAACTGCCCTGATAGTTATCTGTGTAACACTACTGGTGTTTACCTGGCTGACGCGGAAATCACTGTGTGAAATCCATATCAGGAACGGTGATACAGAGGTTGCGGCCTTCATGGCTTACGAATCTGTAAGGTAAGGCAACCCAACGGCGGGGCATGTCCCCGCCTGTTGGTTGTTTGAGCCGGGATCCATGAGCACCCTTCCTGCTGTTGATCTGAGTTGTCAATCGTCATATATTATTGTCTGGTGCTCAAAACACCTCGAAAGCGGTTACCACACCCGACAGCCATGTGGTTTTTTTATGTCCAGATTTCTTGGTTTATGACCGGGCGTGCGGCTAATACAATACCAGTAATGGGAATATGCCCGCCGACTTTCGACGGTTTTGAGCGCCCGGTCACCCCATCAAAAGGGGTAAATCAAAATATTCGAAAGGACATAAAACCATGCCACGCCAACTTACTTTCCGAAATGTAGGTCTTACTCCAGTCAACCGTCGTAAACAGATATGGTTTACAGCTTCCGATCTGGCTAATGCGCTGCAATACGCCAATGCAAAATCAATCACGAATCTTTTCAACGAATATGCCGATGAATTTTCACCAATGATGTCCGAGGTCATCGAATCGGTGACCTCGGGGAATCTGCGAAAAAAGGTGCGTATTTTCTCACTGCGCGGCGCTCACCTACTGGCCATGTTTGCCAGAACGCCGATTGCTAAAGAATTTCGCCGGTGGGTATTAGACATTCTGGATCAGGAGGTTGTGAGAAGTAGGCTACCAGCTAAAGAGCGAGTGGCAGTGCTGTGCCCCTGTTGCCGAAAGCCAGCGGTTGTTATTGGCACAAACTATCTAACGCGTCATCGAGTTGAAATTATCGCGCGCTGTGATCGACTGGATTGCCCTGACCAGCAATTTAAATCTGATATTACTTTTTCGCATTACTTAGAGAAAAAAATAGATAGCCGGGGCATGGTAGGGTTCATTCGGTCTTTAACTTCCAACCAAAGGCAAAGTCTGATCCATCTGTTATCGACCCATGCTTGA